TGCGCGTCCTGATACGCACCGTTGGCGATCAGGAACCACGGCAGCGATTTATCTAGCCGGTATTGCACAATTTCCTGATTGATGGCCGCACTCGCCAGCTGCTCGGGGTTGTCCTCGTCCATCGGCCGGATCGAGAGCACGTTGTTGGTCTGGAAGAACGCCTCGGCGGCGATGGCTTCGTTCTTGCGCACCGCGCTGCGGGTCTTCGGGCGGAAGAACTTGGAGCGCGCGCGCCACGGATCAGACAGGTACTTGGAGCCGGAGGGATGGGTGCCCTGGAACTGGCGCAGATCCTCCACCAGCACCTTGCGAATCGAGGTGTCGAAGTAGCTGGTCGACTGCACGTAGGCGGAATGGGCGAGGCCCAGCCACTTGTCCTGCGGCATCCCGGCGGTGAGATCGACCGGCGTACTCGAACCACCCGTGTGGTCCTGGTTGTCGGGCGGTTGCGGATTGCTGAGCGTGGCTTGCATCAGCAGATCCCGGCGGGAAGGATGAGGAGGCCGGTGTAGGCCAGGTCGCGCTTGGCGCACAGCCACTGTTCCGGCTCGAACCTTCTACGGGAGAGCTTAAATACTTCGAGCAGGGTGCCGCCGCCCTTGACGATCTCGCGCTTGAGGGCGCCGGCGGAGGCGAACAGCCACGGCTTGACCGTGTAGCCGAGCTGGGCCTGCTGGACGATTAATTCGCCATAGGGCCCGGCGGCGAGCTCGACCGCGGCGATCTCCTCGGGGCGGAAGTCGAAGTACGGCTTGACCGGATGGGGGAACGCCTCCACCCGCCAGCGGTAGCCGGGGTAGGCGGCGGCCAGGGTGGCGCCGACGTAATCCTGCATTTCCGCTTCGGCCGGCAGCCCGGCGTAGTCGGCGTCGGGGATGGCGAGCAGTTGGCTCATTCGTTCCACTCCGGTTCGGTTTCGTGCTGAATCAGCAGGGCGCGGCGGGCGTCGGACATCCACGCCCACTCGTGGCCGGTAAAGGTATGGCGGATGGCGACCGGCAGCCCGGCGTACTGCGGCACGGACTCGGCGCGCTGGCGCTCTACTTCGTCTTCGCGCAGCTGCGGGCAGTAGTCCCGCAGCCGGGTGCTCATCGCAGTCCCGCTGCCGGTGGGCAGCGGGACACCGCCGCGGTGCTCACGGGTTCTCGGAGACCCAGCCGGCGCAGCGCTCGTAGGCGCGCGGGTTCGTCGGCCACCAGTACAGCAGGCAGTCGTCCGGGGCCATGACGACCGCTCCGGGGCGAGCTTCGAGCAGCGCCTTGAAGTCGATGGACGAGCCGCGGCGGATCACTGCCATGGGTGGCTCATCCTCGTAGTCGAGCGGATTCACGCTGCAGCGATCGCCGTGGCGTAGTCGCGCAGCCGGTCGAGCTGCGGCGGGGGGAGGTACTTGAGATCGCCCGGCTTCAGGCCGACCGCGAACATTTGCTGGGCGCGGGCCGCACCGATCCCAAGGCGCATGCCAATCACCCGGTAGGTGGCGCCGTGGGTGCGCAGCTCGAGCGCGCGGGCGTAGCGGGCCACCCGGCGCGCGCGCCAGTGGTCGTGGTCGACGTTCACGGGTCGACGTAGGGCCACGGCCCGTAGGGGCCGGCGCCGTCGCGGAAGCGGCGGCCATTGGAGAACTCGTAGACGTAGGGCGGCAGCATGTTTTCCACCAGCACCACGCCGACCGTGGCCTTGTCGAGGACGTCGTTGGCGTCGGCCTTGCGGCACTCGCTCAGCCAGTCGCGGACGGTAACGGTATTGCCTTGGCGATCGGGCATGGGTGTTGACCTCGCAGTTTGGCGGCGAGCGCGCCGCAGGCGCGATGATCCCCGCGCTTGCTGCTGCGCCCGCAGCCTTCGCAGCGGCCTTTCGGCTGCCGCTTGATGAAGTTGTAGAACATTGAGCTTAGAACATGCCGCGGTTCTTGCCGCGCGGGTGCATGGCCTTGCGCGGCAGGGCATTGGGTTTCACCGCCGGGGCGGGTCGTTGCGCGGCCACCTGCGGCTGCACCGCCGGGGCGGCTGGCGGTCCACTGGAGGCCGCGCGGGTATCGAGCGGCGGGGTACGGTATTTCATACAGGGGTCTCCTCAGATAGGCGTCAGCGCACCAGCTTGATGACCTCGGGGGCAGCGCCGAGCAGAAAGGCTAAGAGGCCGCAGAAGAACATGATCCGCCCGACCTCCTGCAGCTTGGGGTTCACCACCAGGGCGTACATGAGCACGCCGACGAGTGCGACCAGCAAGGTGAGTCCGATGATCATGTGCGGCCCTCCAGTTGAGCGGCGAGCAGCGCCTCGAGCTTGTGGCGCGCCTCGTCGCGGGTGAAACCGTGGGTAACGTGGGGCAAGCCGGCGGCGAAGGCCGCCCAGGGCTCGGGGTAACGCTTGGGGTGGCGCTGGTGCAGGGCGGATGGCTCCACCTCGATTGCCCCGCGGCGCAGGTCGCCCTTGGCATGGTCAGGCGCCATCGATGTAGACCTCCGGCTCCAGCTCGCGCGGGTCGATGATCACCGGCGGCTGCGGGTTCATGTCGTAGATGCGGGACACCGCATCGAGCGCGTCGTCGTGGGTGACGTAGGGGTAGACCAGGTACTCGGTGATGAACTCGGCCTGCGGGTCGTAGAGATCGCCCTCGTGGTTCACCGCCTTGGTAGGCTTCAGCACCCGGTAGCGTTGGCCGGCGGCGACCACCCGCTGCTGGTTGGCGGTGAGCTCGATTTTCACCGTTTCACGTGAAACCTTGCCGTCGACCACGCTCTCGACCGTGCGCAGGTCGCTGGCAATCAGATAAAAGCGCCCGTTCTTGAAGTCGGGCTCGAGGCGCTGGATGCGGTCGTATTTGGCGTTGCCGCCCTCGCGCGGCCAGGCCAGCTCCTTGATCTCGAAGCCGATGCGCTCGATCAGCTGGCGTTCCTCGAAGTGTTCCAGCGCATCCTGCAGGCCGTAGCGTTCGTAGCCGACCTCGACGTTCTGCACCCCCGGCTCGGTGGCCCACTTGTGGCGCAGGTCGCGCAGCTTCTGCCAGCGTTCGGCGAGGCCCATTTTGTGCCGATAACCCTGCAGCAGGTACTTGTTGCGGCCGGCGTCTATGCCAACGGCATACAGGGCGGTGAGATCGGAGGACTTCTTCCGGCTCGAAGCCGGGTCGCACATGATGTAGACGTTGAGGGTGTCCGGCCGGATGTCGGTCCAGCGGATCCACTCCTTCTGGAACATCGCGGCCAGGCCGGCGGCGGGATTGAGCAGCTGCTGGGCGGCGAACACCGCATCGGGCTGGGCCAGCTTGATCGCCTTCAGCGCCTCGCGGCTCAAAAACACCGGCTCGCCGCTGTACGTCCCGTCATGGGTGGCGGGAAAGATGCGCGGGGTGAGCGCCTTCTTTTCCAGCAGCACCTGGTAGGTGTCGCCGTACTTGTAGCGGGTGCCGAAGTGCCACTTGCGCTTTTTGTCGGTGGCCGGATCGCGCGCGCCGAGGTTGTCCGACAGGCCGTGCATGGCGGTGGTCTTGGCGACCATTTCCGGCGACGTCACGCTCTCCGGCACCACCACGTCGTCGTACACCCGCAGCAGGAAGTGGGCGCCGGTCGGCTGGCCGTCGACCAGGCCCCACGCCTCCACGGTGGCCTCCTTCGGATTGGCCGGGCGGCGCACGATGATCCCTTCATCCCTTGACCAGCGCGGGCTCTGCCGCTCGGGCTTTTGCCACAGGACGTCCGGATACACCCGCTTCAAGAGCTCGTTGCCCTCGAACTCCATCTTGATCTGCAGCAGGAACTTGGCCGCCACCGGCTTGGTGTGGCTGAAAATCCCCACCGTGATGTTCGGGTTGTTGAGGATCTCCTGAATGACGCCCGCGAACGTCCCCAGCGTGCTCTTGTAGTGCTCCCGCGCCCACAGGTCGAGGTGGTCGTCGGGCTCGGCCTCGAGCATGCGGCAGCGGGCGAACAGCCACGGGTGGGCGGCGTCGGGGCGGCGCAGCAGCACGGTGAGCAGGTAGAAACGGTCTACTCTACCCAGTGCCGCCCGGCCATAGTCGCCGTAGCCCTCCTCCACCAGCTGGTAGATGGCGGCCAGCGGCTTGCCGAACGGGACGCCCCGCAGTTTCTCCTGCAACAGCGCCTGCAGCGCCAGCCGTTCCGCGGTGGCGCGCGATGCAACCATCGCCCTAGAAGAAGGTCGGCTTGGCGATCGCCCGGGTCAGCGCCATCAGCCCCTGCTGCAGGTGGGTCTCGCCGATCGATACCCAGCGCGGATCCACCAGCTGGTTGCCGCGCAGGTTCTTGATCAGCGCTTCCAGCTCCGCCCCGTAGGCCTTGACCTCGTTCATCAGGGCGATCTCGTTGGCGTCGAGCTCCCGGTAGCCCTTGATCTGGCGATGCTGGTTGTCCATCAGAAATCCCCGATCCGCTCGCGCAGGATGTTCACGTACTGGACCATGATCGCCCGTTGGCGCACCAACTGCTCGCGCTGGCGGGTGGGGCCACCGAGCAGCACCCCCGGTCCCTCGATGAAAGTGTCCAGCCGCTCGATCCGGGCGGCC